AGATCAGGTATGGCATTTCCATATAATGAGATGGTTAAAGAATGGAATGGATCTTTAGTTCATTATTCTGAGTTTGAGCCTAAACATCCTCAAATTAGAAGAAAGCGTATTGTAGCTGATGCAATCGCATTACAAAATACAAGACCACAAAGATTCCAACAACCTACTAATAGAGATGGTGTTCAAGCAGATTCAGGCGGAGCTTCAGTTGGTGTTGCTAATTTAACACTTCCTGGAGATTTTGCTTTTATTAATCAAGGTACATCTGAGATGAAACCTGCAGATCCATCTTTACAAAATAGACGAAGACAATTATCAATACAAGTTAAATCCGTAACAGTGAGTATTACATAATGGCAATTACACATTCAGATTTTTTAACACAAGTAAGAAACTACACTGAAGTTAGTAATACAGTTTTAACTGATCAAATTATTCAAGATTTTATTAGATCTGTTGAACTCGATGTTGCAGGTAAAGTTGATTATGATGACCTTAGAAAATATTCAACATCTACGTTTACATCAGGTAACAGATATGTAAGCTTGCCTGCTGATTTGACTATCATAAGATCTGTTCAAGTGATTGACGGATCCACAAGAACATTTTTAGAGAAAAGAGATACAAGTTTTATTTCTGAATATAATAATAATGCTGCTACAGGTCTTCCTAAATATTGGGCTAATTGGGATGATTTTAATATTCTTGTAGCACCTATACCAAATTCTGCATATACTGTGCAAATAAACTACATCACAGATCCACCGGAGTTCACAGCAAGTAATAATACATTTTTATCTACTTATCAAGAATCAATGTTGTTACATGGTGTATTAGCTGAAGCTTTTAGATATCTAAAAGGTCCTATGGATATGTACAAACTGTACGAAACAAAGTACAATGAAGAAGTACAGAATTTTGCTCTTCAACAAATGGGGAGAAGAAGACGTGCAGAATATGATGATGGGGTACCAAGAATTAAGATACCTTCACCATCACCAAATACGTAATTTTATAAGGAGAACAATTATGGCTATTACAACTAATGCAATTTGCAATTCATTTAAAAAACAGTTAATGGCTGGTGAACATGATTTTGATTCAGCTGGAGGTGATACATTCAAATTAGCAATGTACGACTCTTCTGCAGCAATCGGTGCATCAACAACTAACTATTCATCAACTTCTGAAGTATCTTCACCAGCGGGTTACACTGCAGGTGGTAAAGCTTTAGTAAACTCAGGTGTTAAAGTATCGTCTGGTGTCGCTATTACTAGCTTCTCTAACTTATCTTTCACTGGTGTTACACTAACTGCTAGAGGTGCTTTAATTTACAACACAACAACTGATGGTGGTACAGGTACTACTGAAGCAGTTGCTGTTTTGGATTTTGGAGGCGACAAGACTGCAACCTCTGGAACATTCACAATTCAGTTTCCTGCATTCACAACTTCTGCTGCTATTCTAAGAATAAGCTAAAGAGGTTTTAAATGACAACATCTCCCTGGGGTTCAAATACATGGGGCTTAGGAGCCTGGGGAGAAGGTGGTATTAATCAAACCGTAACCTTTGAAGGTTGGGGTATTGATTCTTGGGGAAGTGATCCTTGGGGAGAAACCGTTCGTACAACAGATGCTATAGCTACTAATATAGGCTCTGTATCAATTAGTATTGATGTACCACAAACAGTAACAGGACAACAATTACAAACAGCTATTGGTGAAGAAACAACAACTGCAGGCGCAGATGTTGATGTTACTGGAATTGAATTAACCTCTAATATTGAAAGTGTAACATTCCAAATAACAGGAAGTGTTGAACTCACAGGACAACAGCTAACAGGAACCGTTGTTACTCCAGATATTGCAGCTGGTGGTAATATTACTGTTAATCCTATTGAAGATCAATTAGATGCATTTGTTGGTCAAGTAATAGAAACTATTGAAGTAGGACCTCTTGTAGATGGTATTGCTGCAACATTCAGTATTAATGGAGTTACTACAACTGCAGATGCTAATATATCTTTAACCGGTATCAGTTTAACTCCTGCAATTGGTGATGAAACAGTAGACTTAAATACTCCTGTAGATGTCACTGGCATAGCTATGACTATGGCTATGGGTGAGGAAGATATTAATGCGGATGCTGATGTAACAGTTACAGGCCAATCAATGACTATGGCTGTTGGTTCAGTAGATGCAGTATCTGTTGCAGAGGTTACAGGACAATCCTTATCTGCTAATGTAGGAAGTGTTACAATTACTGCTAATGCAGATGTAAGTTTAACAGGTATTTCAATGACTTCTAGCATTGGAACACCAGCGATTACTTCATGGCAAGAGATTGATCCAGGAGTTAATAATGTATGGACTGAGGTTGATTTAGCGGCTTGATTAAGGTAAAATTATAATTATTTAGGAGACAAAATTTATGGCATCTAGTTACTCAACAGATCTAAAACTCGAACTAATGGTCACTGGCGAAAACGCTGGTACATGGGGTGATAATACAAATAATAATTTAAATTTAATTCAACAAGCAATCGCTGGATACGAAGCAGTAGCACTTTCTGATGGTGGTACAGTTACTCTTGCAATGACAGATAAAACTATTTCGAATGCAAGAAACATGGTTATTAAATTTACTGGAACATTAACTTCAGCATCAATTGTAACTATTCCAGATTCGATTGAAAAATTTTACATCTTTGATTGTTCTGCTGTAGTCGGGCCAACAAACCTTACAATTAAAACTGCAAGTGGAACAGGTTTTACATTAGACAGAGCTGCAATCTATGCTGCGTATGCTGATGGAACAAATTTAAATGAAATATCTTTAGATACATTAGGTGGCAAGGTAGCTGCTGCACAATTAACTCCAGCAGGTTCAGACAAACAAATTCAATTTAATGACAATGGTTCTTTTGGTGGAATCGCTATTGGAACGTGTGGACAAGTTTTAACTTCCGATGGGACAAGTGCATCTTTCCAAGATCCTGCAGGTGGCGGTGCAGTAAGTTGGAACACAACGGCAATCACAGCAGATCCAAACCCAGCTGTTGCAGGAACAGGTTATTTTGTAAATACAACATCAGGTGCAGTTACGGTAACACTACCTTCATCACCATCAGCAGGAGATATCGTAGCTGTTTCAGATTATGCTCAAACGTCTACAACCAATGCAATTACTATAGGTAGAAATGGTGAAAATATTCAAGGGTCTGCCGCAGATTTAACTATTAATAAAAACGGAGCTGCTATAACTTTAATTTATGTAGATGCTACTAAAGGATGGATTGTAATTAATTCAGGAAATGAAGATGACGCTGTAGGGCCAAGATATGTAACAGCAACAGGGGGATGTGTTAGTTGTTGTGGAGATTATAAAATTCATACTTTTACAGGTCCTGGTACTTTTTGTGTATCTTGTGCAGGTAATGCATGTGGTTCAAATACTGTAGATTATTTAGTCGTAGCTGGTGGTGGAGGTGGTAGTTCATCTGTCGCTGGAGGAGGCGGTGGTGGAGGAGGATTTAGATTTTCCTCTTCAACTTTTTGTGTTCCTGGATGTGCACCCGCTAATCCTTTAGATAGTGCAGTTGACCTTTCTATTCCAGTTTCAGCAGGCCCTAATCCTGTAACAGTCGGAGGCGGAGGCCCAGGATCGCCTGGTAATGCTCCAGGAGCTGATTCAGTTTTTTCAACAATTACATCTGCAGGTGGAGGTAGTAATCCTGCTGATGGAGGTTCTGGTGGTGGAAGAGCTCATAGAGGTGGAGCAGGTGGTGCAGGAAATACACCTCCAGTTAGTCCTCCTCAAGGTCAAAATGGTGGAGCTTCCCCAGTACCTACCTATGCAGGTGGTGGCGGTGGTGGAGCAATTCAAGCTGGACAAGATGCACAACCTCCAATGCCACAAGGCCCTGGTGGTTTCGGTGGAGCTGGTGCTGGATTACCAAATGCTTTTGGAACTTCAGGTGAAAACTGTGGATCTTATTATTATTTCTCTGGCGGTGGTGGCGGAGGCGGTATGCCTCCTGGAACTGGCGGAACTGGCGGACTAGGTGGTGGCGCAAATGGTGGTTCTAATCCAGGTACAGGTGGAGTTGGAACTGCAAATACCGGTGGTGGCGGTGGTGGAAATGGTGGAGCAGGTGGTAACAGTGGAGCAGGTGGTTCAGGAATTGTAATTATAAGGTATAAATATCAATAGGTAAAAATTATGGCACATTTTGCAAAAATAGGATTAAACGGAAAAGTTATATCAGTATTAACATTAAATAATAAGGATATGTTAAACGCAGATGGAGTTGAAGACGAAACAGTAGGTCAACAATATTTAGAACAACACAATAATTGGCCTGCACAAATGTGGATCCAAACATCTTACAACACATCTAATAACCAACACAAAAACGGTGGAACTCCATTTAGAGGAAACTACGCAGGTATTGGTTATACTTGGGATGAAGATAATCAAATCTTCTGGCCTAAAAAACCATATGCTTCATGGACTAAAGATATAGCAACCGCATCTTGGATATCCCCTATTGGGGCTAAACCTGCTTTAACTGCAGAACAAGAATCTCAAAATGCAGCAGGAACGCACACATGGGTATATATTTGGAACGAAGAAAACCAATCTTGGGATTTAAATAATTATAGATAATTAAATATTTATTGATATAAGTGGTGGTGTGAAAAAGATATATTTTTTATCGGGGTTTCCAAGAGCAGGAAATACAATTTTATCTACAATTTTAAATCAAAATAAAGATATAGCTGTATCAGGACATTCAATGTTACCTGATTGTTTTTTTAATTTAGAAATTTTAAAAAACAAATCAACTTATCACAATTTTAAAAATGAAGAATCTTTTGAAAATGTTAAAAAAAATTTAGTAAATAATTTTTATCAACATTGGAAACAAAAATATATCATAGACCGAGCTGAATGGGGGACACCTTTTAACTATCAAATAATGGAAAAATATTGCCCTAATGAATTTAAAATAATTTTTTTATTGAGAAAACCAACTGATGTTATTAAATCTTTTTTAAAATTATGTAATGATTTCCCTAATTTTTACATTAACTCTCAATATAATAACTTAGATAAAAGTACTTTATTTAAATCGGAACAAGAAGAAAAGATTGATATTATAACTGGTAAAGATACTTTTTTTGATTGGTCTTGTTATACTTATAAAAATTTAATAGATAAACAAAATGTTTTATTTATTAAATACGAGGATTTGACGGAATCGCCAGAAAATTGTTTAAATTTAATTTATGAATTTTTAAACATACCAAAGTTTAACCATACATTTGAAATAGATAAATTATTTGAAATTAACAATATTAAGTATGATGATAGTTTTTTTGGAGCACCCTTACACAAAATACGTTTAGGAAAAATTACCAAAAAGAATTACCCAGAAATTAAAATTCCAAAATATGTAGAAGAAAAATATAAAAATTTAATTAAAGAATATTTATAATGTTAGAAAAATTATTGTACACTTTTAATATAGAAGATGCTTTAAAAAATATAAAAAAGCCTTTGGTAAAAGAATGTTTAAATCAAAGAAAAAATTTAAATGAAAAAATTTCTTATAATTTTGAATTACATTCTAAATATACGAACTATCTGTATAATATATTTTATAATATATCAAAAATTAATTTAAATACTTTTTCTTTAAAAGATGTAAATTTTAAAATGTGGGCTTATGTTACTGATAAAGAGTATAACAAAAGTCAGTGGCACAATCATAAATTAACTGCAAGTATTAATTGTGTTTTATATTTAAAAACTCAAAAAAAAGGAATAACTTTTCAATACCAAAATCAAAAAAAACATTTGTTACCTAAAGATAATGACATGTTAATTTTTCCATCTTTTTTAGATCATTTACCAGATGTTTCAAAAACAAAACCAAGAATTGCATTAAATTTAGAATTAAGATGCAATGAATCAGTAGAAAGTATTTTTAAATTATGAATTTTAATTATCTTGGTAAAAAAGATGTGTCGACCATAGCAGATAAAGTTAAAAAAATTACTGAATGGGATCGTTATACTTTTAGACAAAAAACATATGAAGTGCATCAACACACCAAAACAATACCACTTATTTTTGATGAAGATTTTAAACATAACAATCCAACTTATCATTTAACTTTTAAAGACTATGAAAAAGATTTAAACAAATTTAAAAAATTTTTTACAAAAAAATTAGGTGAAGGATATATTATAAGAGCAATACTAGTTAATTTATTAGCTAAAAAAAATATACCAGAACATATTGATAAAGGGTTTTCATTAGATATGTGTAAAAGAATTCATATTCCAATTATTACTAATAATAAAGTATTTTTTGATGTTGGAGGAGAAAAAATTAATTTAAAAAAAGGGGAGATGTGGGAAATTAATAACTCTCAAAAAACGCATTCTGTTGAAAATAAAAGTAAATCTGATAGAGTGCATTTAATAATTGATTGGGTAATTAAATGAAAAAACAAATTTTATCAGAACAGGCTTTATACAGTGGAAATGTTTTAATGCCAAAAGGTTTCGAAATTGATCGTGAAAAATTGTCAGACAACATTTTAAAATCAACTTTAACAAATTCAGAAACTTCATTTTCAAAAACTTTAGGAATATTAAATACTTATTTGCGTGAACATCTTACTGTTGAATATGGATTTAAATTAATAAATAAAGGCACTTGGGGTAACGCATACAAACCTAACCAACAAACAATTCCTTTATTAAATGTTGATCCAATTGATTTAAAAAACTCTCCCGATTTTACTCTTCTTTATGGTGTAAAAACAGATAACTGCTTCATAAGAGTATATTATGATGATAATAGAAGAAAAGGTAGAAGTTGGGACATAGAATTAAAAGACAACATGTTTATAATGTTCCCATCAACAAATATGTATTATATTAATAATAAACAAAAAAATTCTTTAAATATTATACAAACTATAACTTATGAATATATCTAATTACTATTGGTATTTTAAGTCTGCAGTACCACCAAGATTATGTGATGACATAATCCAATACGGTTTATCTAAATCAGAGGTTTTAGCTAAAGTAGGGGGTTTTAAAAATAAAAAATTAAATAAAGATGAAATTAAAGATTTAAAAAGAAAAAGAAATTCTAACGTAGTTTGGATGAATGATACTTGGATATATAGGGAATTGCATCCATATATACATCAAGCTAACAAAAATGCAGGTTGGAATTATGATTGGGATTGGTCAGAGTCTTGCCAATTTACAAAATATAAGTTAAATCAATATTACGATTGGCATTGTGACAGCTGGGATAAGCCTTATGAAGAAGAAGGGCCTACAAAAGGTAAAGTAAGAAAATTGTCTATGACATGTCAATTAACAGATGGTTCTGAATATGAAGGCGGTGAATTAGAATTTGATTTTAGAAATTACGATCCTCATATGAGAGATGAGTCAATACACAAAGTACAATGTAAAGAAATATTACCTAAAGGTTCTATCATCGTATTCCCTTCATTTGTATGGCATAGAGTAAAACCTGTAAAGAAAGGAGTAAGATATTCATTGGTTATGTGGAACCTTGGATATCCATTTAAATAATATGAGAATTGAAAGTTATTTTAAAACCCCAATATGGTCTGAAGAAAAACCAGAATTTGTTAAATCACTTAATAAAGCTTCTAATCAATATATTAAAGACGCTAAAAAAAGAGATAAAGAATATATTAAAAAACATGGTGATTTTGGGAAGAGTTTTCATTCTACCCCTTTGTTAAGAGATAATAATTTTTTAGATTTTAGAAATTATATAGGACAAAAGTCTTGGGAATTTCTTGATTGGCAAGGTTTTGATATGCAACAGTACACCACTATATTCAGTGAACTATGGGTACAAGAGTTTGCTAAAAAAGGTGGAGGTCATCATTCAGCTCACATTCATTGGAACCAACATGTATCAGGTTTTTATTTTTTAAAATGTTCTGATAAAACTTCTTTTCCAATATTTCATGAACCTAAAACTGGTGCACGTGCTACAAAATTAAAAATGAAACCTGGTAATGGTGTATTTCATGGAAGCGAATTAATACACTTTAAACCAAAGCCTGGAACATTAATTATATTTCCTGGATACTTAGAACATGAATATGCAGTCGATCATGGTATAGAACCATTTAGATTTATACATTGGAATATTCAAGCGGTGCCAAAAGAGATGGCTAAAGATGTCATTTAAAAAAAACAAATACACAGTTATCCGTCAAGCGATCTCAAAAGATTTAGCTACGTTTGTTGCAAATTATTTAAATATGAAAAAACAAGTTTATGATACTTGTATGAAGGAGAGATATATATCACCATACGAAACATTATTAGGTTATTACGAAAAAGAAAATGACCAAATACCAAATACTTATTCTTGTTATTCTGATTTAGCCATGGAAACTTTAATGCTTAAATGTCAGCCTATTATGGAAAAAACAACAGGGTTAAAATTATATCCCGCATACACCTACGCAAGAATCTATAAAAAAGGTGATGAACTAAAAAGACACAAAGACAGATTTAGTTGTGAAATATCTACTACTATGAATTTAGGTGGTGATCCTTGGCCAATATATTTAGATCCTACAAATACAGATATACCGCCAGACACTGAGCCTTACAAAGTTATTGGAAATAAGGGTGTTAGAGTAGATTTAAAACCAGGAGATATGTTGGTTTACTCTGGCTGTATGTTGGAACATTGGAGAGAAAAATTTAAAGGTGAAGAATGTGTACAAGTATTCTTACACTACAACAATTCCAAAACACCAGGATCTAAAGAGAATATGTTTGACAAACGTCCTCACTTAGGTCTTCCCACTTGGTTTAAAAAGTAGTATTTTATGATGGATGCAGTGAACCACCACACACCACTCACTGCATCCTTTATAAGATATATTGATTATGCTATAATGCCTTATGCCATTAACAAATGTACAAATAAGACCTGGATTTAATAAACAAGTAACCGCAACAGGGGCTGAAGGTCAATGGACTGACGGTGATTTTGTTAGGTTTAGATATGGATTACCTGAAAAAATAGGTGGTTGGGAACAAATAACTAATAAAACGTTAGTTGGTGCTGTTAGAGAACAATTAGTTTGGGCTGATTTAGATGGTAGATCATACGCAGCTTTAGGATCAAATAAAGCTTTGTTTATATATTATTCAGGAGCATTTTTTGACATCACTCCATTAGATTCCGCTATAACTGGTTGTACTTTTGATACTACAGATACATCAGCAACAGTCACTGTAAATAAAATAGCTCATGGACTATCTGTTGGTGATTTATTTACATTTACTTCTGTAACACCTCCTTCTGGTGCTGGTTATGTAAGTGCAGATTTTGAAACAAATACATTTGAAGTTATAACTGTACCCACTAATGACACTTTTACAGTTACAATGGCTGCAAATGCTACTGCAACCACTTCAGCAAGTGGTGCTGCAACAATAAATCCTTATATTAAAGTAGGCCCATTAAATCAAACTGGAGGTTACGGTTGGGGCACATCCTCATTTGGAGGAGCGTCAGGAATTTTAGGTGTCTTAAATGGAGCCCTGCTTGATGACACAAACGGCACTGGAGGAACAGGAAGTTCTATAACACTTGCATCTACAATAGGCTTTCCAACTTCAGGAACTATTAAAGTTGGTGCTGAGTTTATTTCGTATACAGGATTATCAGGAAATGATTTGACAGGTATTACAAGAGATGTAGCGGGAACACGTTCGGCTCATGCTGATGGTTCTTCAGTAGAAGTTTATACTGGATGGGGAACAAGTTCTTTGACAACTTCTGTAGTTTTAGACCCCGCTTCATGGTCGTTAGATAATTTTGGTCAAAAACTTATTGCTACAATTAAAAATGGTAAAACTTTCGAATGGAATCCAATAAATGCAAATCCTTCAGCCTTAACAACAAGAGCAACTGTTGTAAGTGGAGCACCTACAAAATCTGTAATGTCTATAGTTTCAGAAAGAGACAGACATTTAATTATTTTAGGTACCGAAACAACTATAGGAGATGATACTACACAAGACAAAATGTTTATAAGATTTTCAGATCAAGAAAGTATATCCGATTATACACCTACTTCTATTAATACAGCTGGTACATTTAGATTAGACTCTGGTGTTAAAATTGTAGGTGCAGCAAAAGCAAAAGATTATATCTTAATCCTCACTGATACATCCGCTTATGTAATGCAGTTTGTAGGACCACCATTTACATTTTCTATTAGGCAAGTTGGAAGTAATTGTGGTCTAATAGGACAACACGCTTTAAAATACGTTAACGGAAAAGTATTTTGGATGGGTCAAGCAGGAGGGTTTTTTGTTTATGATGGTACTGTTAAATCAATCCCTTGTTTAGTAGAAGATTTTGTGTTTACAAACAAAGGAAGTAATTTAGGAATAAATTATGGATCGGGTGAAGAAATATACGCAGGCCTTAATCACTTATATGAAGAAATAAGTTGGTATTATCCTAAATCAGGTTCTTCAAATATTGATAGAGTTGTAACTTTTAGTTATACTGAAAATACTTGGACGACAGGGTCCTTAGCTAGAACATCTTGGCATGATTCAACATTATTCGACAACCCATACGCAACAGAGTACAACGGATCAGGGACACCGAGCTTTCCAACCATACAAGGTGTAACAGCTGCTAACGGTGCTTCAACATACTATGCGCATGAAGTTGGAAACAATGAAGTGGATGCATTAGGTAATAAAACAGCCATACCTGCTTTCATTCAATCTGGAGATTTTGATTTAGCCATAGAAGGTGATGGTCAAATGTTTATGTCTATGAGAAGGTTTGTACCTGATTTTAAATTGTTAACTGGTAATGCAGAGGTAACCATTAGATTGAGAGATTATCCATCTGATACTGCAGCATCTTCACCACTAGGTCCATTTACAATAACAAGCTCTACCGATAAAGTAGATACCCGTGCAAGATCACGGTTTGCTAGTTTAAAAATTGCCAATACATCAACTGATGAGAATTGGAGATTTGGAACATTTAGAGCAGATATACAACCAGATGGTATGAGGGGATAATGGCTAAAGTAGATATTAATATACCAGAACCAACACCGACATATACTGAGGAAAACCAAAGACAAATATCTCAGTCGTTGAGAACATTAAAAGATAAATTAAATACTTCTTTTCAAGAAGAATTAAAACAAGAAGTCGAAAGAGTTTCTTGGTATACAATGAGGTAATATGAGCCAAGGATGTAA